CCGCGCCGATCCGAGCGGGTAGCCTGCGGAGGCTGCGGTTATCTGTCCGGGGTATTCGGTTTCTGGATTGATTGCCATAACTAAGTAACGCTCAAGGCGTATTGGACTCCTACGTAGGGGACGTGCATTTTAAAAGTTAGCGAGGGGTGACACGCCGTAAAGTAGGGCGGAAAGGCCATTCGGTTGGTTGTGGGGCGCCAATTGGTGCCTGTAACGTTGCCTTGAATGGTGCCCGTCTCGGGGGGGGCCAAAGGGGGGAACAAAGCTTTAGGGTCGTCCGGGGCCATATCGTTCGCGATGTCGAAAGTCTCCATGTCTAAGGCATCACTGTTGGCCCACGTCTCATAATAGACGCTGTCGTCTGCTACGTCGGAATAAATCCGCCAGATTTGATTGTACTTATTAGGCGCTTTTAGGGCAGGTGCGCCTATCATATATTGGCCCCTAAGGGGGTGCGTGGAGTTTAGAGCAGTGGCGATCGCACCTCCGTTTGCCCCATAGACCCGATTGTCTGAGGTGGCGGCTGGGCCTAAAGTAAACAAGTCATGAGTAGTACCTGCGAACGTGGAGAAGCTGGCGAACGGAGGGCTTTGGTCGCTTGTCGCCGGCCCAAAAAAGTTATAGTAGTCTGAAGTTTGCGCAGAACTCGAAGGGAACGCAGCGTCGAACTTCAGCCCATAATAGAAAGCTGCATTCCATGCTAGCCCCGTATCATTAATTGACGCCACGTCCGGAGTCTCCACACGCATGACATAGATCGCTTGCTTAGCGCCGTTGGGGGCGTTGGGGAACTGTCCGCGGCATCTCTGCCAGCCTGAGCCGTCACCCTCTAGGGAGGCTCGTTTGTTGATTGCGTCGTATTCTGCGGTCATGTTGCGCCTGTCTCGTAGATTGCGGTTGATAGGTCTATGCTGCCCGAACCGGTCTCTACGTAGTCGAGAGATTCGTAGGTCATGGTCGAAAGGTCAATCTTTCCTGAGCCCGTCTGCACGTAGTCTAGCGATTCGTAGACCATCGACTCTAAGTTTATGGAGCCTGAGCCCGTTCCGTTAGGGTTGTACCCTACCAGCATTCCGAGCCATAGGTGCGCGGGGCGTATGCGGAGGCAAAGCTCTTCGAACTCGTCGCGGCGTTCGGGCGGTAGGATCGCTAGGTCTGGGAAAGTCTCGGCCCCTATGTAGAGGAAGTAGGGCCACTTGTCGGAGTCGAGCGGAAGGGGGTACTCCTTGGGTAAGTCTTCGAATCGGGTGTAGTTGCCGCACAGCGTCGCAGGCTCCCCACAAGCGATATTCTCTTCGCCAGCTCTAGGGATGATAACGGAACGCGATGTGAATAACTTGTTTACGAGCGCATATCCCTCGAGAAGGTCGCTAGGCGGAGAGACTAGATAGGAGTTGGGGTTGCGGGCAGGGACGCACGCCTTGACCCCTACGGCAGGCTCCGTTCCCGGCTCCCACCACTCGTGAAGGTATACGTCAAAGCCTGCTGCTTGGAGAGTGTCCTGAATGTAGCGGGGTGACTGTCCCCCCGTGGCCTTCCAAGCCGCGTCAATCTTAGCACGCCGCTCCGTATCCGTAAGGCCGTCAGCGGATAGCCCGAATTGATCCTCCCAGAGCGTAAGCTCTCGCGTAGAGTCGGGGAATACGTCCAGCCAAACCAAATCCACGAAGTCCCGCACGTCGGAGCCTAGGGTAGAGAGCCCCTGAAAGAACTCCCGAAGCTGCTTGCTAGCGGTTAGGCTCCACGCCCGGGCGTTGGGCAAAAGGTGCTTTAGTTGGCGAAAGAACATTACGAGAATAGAATAGTTCCCAGCTTTGCTTTCTCGCCGATGTCGAGGGCGTAGAGATCGATATTTACGGAGTTACGGGCTACGAAGATCGAGGTGAACACGCCGCCTGCGCTCTCTACGATGCCGTCGACTACGCCACCTACGCCCGTCCGGGTGATGCGGTCGCGTCGGGGGAGGATAGATAGGCCAATTATGTAAGGCTCTCTATCTGTAAAGTACTCGGTGACTGCCGTTGTGATGTCAGCTTGAACCTGCGCGAGGTCGCTAGAGACCAGCCCGAAGATTTGAACGTCGAAGTCTAGGCGGTCGATTGGGAAGGCGTTAGCGAGCGCTCCTGCGGGTCGTCCGCTTGCGAGGCCATTGTCGTCAAACTCTATTGAGTCGAGAACCTCTTGGAGCTGGGCCGTTGTCGGGATGCCGTCAGCGCTGCCTGAGCTTGCCGCCGTCGCCTCTACGTAGACGTCGACCTGTCCCGGACAATCACTTGTGTACGGGTAGACGTTAAGGATGCCTGCCGGCTCTTCGCCCCAAAGTTCGTAATCCGCGTACGCCCCGCCCTGAGGGCGTTTTTGGAAACGATCGATTACGCGCTGCCTGTAAGCTTCGGTCGTCTCACCGTCCGCTCCCGTAACGACTTGGGAATCCACGATTGCGATACGGGCTACGTTAGGTAGGGGGTTAGCAAAAGATACTTGAGCGGCTGGGTCTAGGTTGCCCACCGATCCGGCGCCCCCTCCGCCTGCCTGGTCTGCGGAGGCTCTGATTGTAGCCTGCACGGTTGCGGCGTTTAGTAGCACGTCGCCAATAGTGAGATACGTTACGCCGTTGGTCGTGCCTAAAAGTTGGGAGCCCGAAACGAGGCTGCCCGTCTGATTCTCTACCGTAATATCTGCGAGGAGCTCGGCGTTGGTAGCTGCTGCCGGATCCCCTACTCCAATAAGGCGGCCCCACTCTAAGAGGGGCGTGAGTAGCTGGCCATTTACCTCTGTCTCTTTGGCGGAGGCGGTACGGACGAACATCTGCAAAAACATAAAGCCTGCGTACTTATAGAGCAGGATGAACACGGCGCCGAGAGTCTTGGCCAGGACCCGCATAAAGGACTTAGGCAAGAGGGGGACCGTCTGGTTGAGAGACGCTTCGAGCTGGGCAATTATGCTATCGCTGATTTCTTTAGTTGTGGGGGTGCTTAAGCTCATTGCGTGGCCTTCCAATTCTCGACGTATTCAAAAGATGATTCTAGGCCCTCGGCTTGGATTGTGACGACGAGCCCTAGGCGGTTAATGCCTGGGATTGACGCGGCGACCTCTACGGAGGAAGCGACTCGCTCGTCGAGGAACCACTGCAGGTCGCGACGGGCTGCCGCTTCGATCCGTAGGATGTTGAAAGATGTTGCTGGGATCGAGCGTAAGAGGTTCTGCGTCTCGCTCCGATACGTGCGGGCCTTGGCGGTCTCCATGAAGTTGCCCCAGTATTGTAGTGGCGTACCTGAGGAGCCGTCGTCGTCCTCGTTGCCCCCAAAGAGCGAGAGGTATGCGGAAGTCTCTAAGCCTCCGGACATTTCAGCTACTCCGTCCGTGACGGTAATTTCGCCGTCATCGTCCGTTTGAAATAGCCTTACGTCTCCTTGCTGAGTCATGCGTTATTAGGTCCGGTCGGTCCGGGGCTGGAAGAGCCCGAGGTGATAGGGTGGTCGTGGTCTGTCAACTCCTTGCTGTCAGCGACGATAGAGGGCGCGGAAACGGAGGTAGGAGAGGATATGTTGCCGTCAGTGTCGATAGTGGCCCCATTTATTACGACATTGCCGCCCGCCTCAAGAGTAATAGACCCAAGGGCGTTAAAGAGCGTAGCCGAGCCGTCAGCCAGCAAGTGCAATTCCACGATTGCAGCTCCTGCAGCGTCACGGGCGTAAAGCCTTCGCTCGCCAGCTCCGGCTGTCTGCGCGTTAAGTGGGTCTGCGTAGCCTACCGCGACGCCGCGACCAGCGGAGGGGGTAGGCAAGGCTGCGACATAATCGCCTGGGAGTGGGTGCGAGTCGTCGCCAGGCGTGGAGAAGTGTTCGAGCGTGAGGTTGAGCCCCCCGCCTGGGTCTACCTTAGCTTCGCTTACGACCGCCCCATTGCGGGACGTCCGAACAAACGAAAGGAGCTTTGCGAGTTTACCAGCCATTAAGCTATTTGTGGGGCTGAGATGTCTAGGACCTCCGGCGAGAGGCTGCTGCGACTCTCCCAAGGCATGCGGGGAGGTATCTTGCCGCTGAACGCTTCAGGGAAGGTTAGGGCGAGGCGTGCGGTCTCGGACTTGTCGGTCCTGACGAAAGTAACGGAGCGGATTAGGAACTCAAAAGGTTCGTATACCATGGCGTCCGGAGCGTGCACTTTTACCGTCGTGTTTGGCTCCCAGAGATTGCCTTGCGGGTCTCGCCACGTAGAGACCTGCAAAGAGTATGTGATGACGTTAGCAAACATGCGGCCCGCCTTCGCTTCGACGAGCTGCTGCACGTCCGCGTCGAGCGTATCCTCCGCTTGGAAAGCATAGGGGCGGGTGACGCCTAGAAGCCTGTCGTTTTTAACGGTAAATTGTGAGCCAGCGAAGCCGTACGCTACGGGCTCGATCCCAGTTATATGGCTGTAGTACTCTTGTGGGTTTATGACGGGGGTCAGAGAGACTAGGGGACTCTCGCTTTGAGCTAGTTCCGCAACTGGCTTGCCTGCGGTTACGGACTTTTGGAATAGGAGGGAGCCTTCCGGGTCGCTGGAAACCACAAGTGC